ATTATTATAAAACGACACTCCGCGACGCGGTCGGACCTGATTTCTCAGCACCTAGAGGGAAGAGGCTTAAAGATAAAATACTCGCCTGCGTGAAAGCAGGAAAGAGGGCGACCGATAACGATAATTTAGAGGACTGAGAAAACCAGAATTCAGGAAATCCGCCTGATTTTAACCTCTATTCTACCGAAAGCGACGCTCTGACGGCTTAACTCCTTGCGGTACTGTCCCTAACGGGACATACGGCTCGCTATAGCTCCGGGCTATAATAAGCCCGGCATACGCTCGCCTATAGTCCCTAACGGGACAGTCCCTCCGGGCTTAAGCCCGTCGGGAACGATTAAAACCCACGCGATTATAAAAATAAAATTGTGTTACTTATTATTACAGAAGACATGAATTGTAATAACGAGGGTTTCCAAAATGAATAACTTTTTAAATGTCTCCTGCGATTGTGTTTTTATGAAAGGAGAAGAAGATGTACCTAAAAAAGAAAGGGTTGGAAGTGGTATGTATCATGCCGTAGACCTGGACGAATGGGACGACCCTTTCCCTGTTCTCACGATAGGCAACAAAGGGCGAGTACATCTCCCTCTTCGTTATCTCGACTCTGACATATGGGTATTCATTTCTGAAGCGGCAGACATAAGGGAAAAATGTAATCTTATATTATTACCCAAAACAGGGCCGACAAAGTGGGTAGAGGTCTTTCAATCGAGAGGGAAAAACGCAGGAGACCTTTTAAATATCTTCGGAAACGGAGATATTTGCGTAAAATATAAAAAAGGTATGAATGTTAAAGTATTCGTGAGGAGAGCATGAATTTAGAATTTACCCCCTTAAAAGTTATTTTGCTTATGATCCTAGCAGGCGGGATCATTGGAGGGCAGCACATAGCAGCACAGGTCCAGCAGGTCGACCAAGCGGAGAGCTTCGAGGATCAGATCAGAGCAAACGTTATACAGGTAGATAACGAGATCCAGGCGCTTAAGCTGGCATATAATAACTCCAGTATAGGATATTTCCGGGCAGAATGCCAGAATACGCAGCAGTATATAACAGAAAAGTACCTGGTAGCCGGCAGAGACTCCGGGTTCAGCCAGGAGGACCGCAGGCTCAACGGCGAGTATAAGGCTTTCCTGGTAGAGGCTAACAACATAATCGACATATACCTTAAGAGAAGTAACCCGGATTATACAAGGTATGAGTATTTAAGAGACAAGATATTAAAGTAATTCAGAAAACAGGAAGCCAATGTCGAAAAAAAGAAAAAAGTAATATTTAATTTTCCTTATTCTTAGGAGCGTCGGTCCTTTATCTTCTTATAAAGCGCGTATCATTTTAACCAGGGCCTCCAGATTCTCAGCTTAACCCTAACAGTTTTAGGGAATTTTCGGCCCACTGGAACGATGTAAGCCACTTAGAACCACCCAATGCCCTTAAATATACCGACGAAAGCAAAGAATTCGTAAGCACTAAAAAGAAATACTGAGGGTTTAGACCCGGCTTTCCAGGCATTATAAGCGAGTATGGGATTAGCCAGGCAGAAAAGGACCTGAGCTATTAAGCTGTTTCCTGCAGCTAAATAGATGGAGCCTGACAGCCCCAGGGCGGCGGAAAGTACATCGAATCGTAAAAGACTCTTATTAACATAACTTAAATAATTTTTGCCGTAACTGTTAGACTGTTTTACTGTCATGGTCATTTAATAAGCCTCCTCTATAAAACTAAATTTAATAAAACATTTGTTCATAAAATTGGAGAGCGTGATCTCGCATTTTATATGGGTCGAAACATTGGATAGTAAAATCCCCGGCGGCAGCTCTTAGAAAAATAGAGCAGTTAAAACAATTTAAACGGTAACATTCTCCAGCGTCGGCAGGAAGTTCGCTTATCATTACGTCTTGCATATCAGCACCTTATCAAATATGCCAAAGCAGTGAAAGGTTTATGGAGGTCATTTTCAGACCTCCACGAATCCAATGTGTCGGAATACTGCGACCTTCCTGACGGATCCGTCAGGTTGGGGGATTTCCTCGCTTTCTCTTTTCGAAAACGCATATACGGGTGTAAACCCGCATTCTCGGAGTGCTTTCTCAAGTGCACCCATTAAGTACGGCGCACCCCCGATCATTACACGGGTGATCCAAATCATATTGTCTGTGTCACCCGCATAATGTGATGCCTCAGATGCTGCGATTCTTGCGAGCTCTTTCGCTCTTGCTTCGATCTCCTCTTTTGAAGGGATCTCCTCAAAAGTTAAAAGTTTCTGGATTTTTTCTTTCGTCATTCTAGGCTCAACAACAAGCTGAGCCTTCTGTTCATCAGTTGTTACATGCTGTGTAAGGTTCAGTATCATTTTAACACCTCTAGATTTTGATTGTACATTCTGACATACTCTTTGTATTATCTCATGTTAAACTGTTTAAGCCTCCTCAGTGAAGGGGTCTTAAGCTTCAACCCCATCTGCAATCACGTTAATAACATTGATAATTTCATTCAGTGTGCCTCTTCTCTTAGAATAGTATGAAAACCCTTTGAACTGCCCGAAGTGCTTTCCTGATCTCATATCTTCGGGCCGGTCACTTATCCAGCCGTCATTTGCGACGTACAATCGTTCGTCTCTGAGTGTGAAATCCATTGCAAAGCCCCATGCTTCCCTTGCTTTTTCTAAATGTGTTGTATTCATCTTTTGACTCCGTGTATTTTGTAATCCCTTTAACTTAGTATATAGTAATAGGTTTCAAAGTATATATATCTTACTATCTTCAGTGAACAAAGTAAATAAAAAAATATAATTAATCTGGAATCTTTTTAATTTCGTCTTCGTTTCTTTCCACATACGCCCTAAGGGCAGGGATTCCACTTTCTGGCATTTACAACAACTCCTTAATTATTTCAACGAGGTCGCGCATTTCTAGCGTTACCTCGTTTTTAACTTCGTTTTTAACTTCTGTTACCACCGCTCTTTTTTCATAATGCGGCTTAACGTTCCAACCTGTTATTTTAATGTCGGCTATTTCTACCGTTGCTCCATTTCGGAGCATTTTTATGATTTCTTCTGTTCCTATTTCCTTCTCAACTTGTGTTCTTTGCATCATCTTGGTTAACTCCTTTAATTAGCTTTGTTATTATCGTTTTCTCTTAGGTTGTACAATATACTATACAACCTCAAAGTATTTAAAACTTACTATCTTCAGTGATGAAAGTAAATATAAAAAATATAATTAATCTGGAATTTTGTTAATTTCTTCTTCGTTACGTTCGGTATATCGACACTTTATACAGAAACGCAAGACGTTAACCGTCTTACGTTTTCCATTTACTGTATATTGAGTGCTTGACTTCTTCAGATAGTGTTTTTTACCCTGTTTCAAGCACTCGGGGCATAACTTTCGAGGGTTTTTGCCTTGTCCTGTGCCGGGATTTGGGTATTGTTTAGGAGTGTTCTGTTTTCGCGCTGTCATTTTTTCAAGCTCCTTATTTGTGCGGCGAGATCATCAGAATATGGGACTCTGTGCCCTATAGCCCCAGCCCCTCCTGTGTACACATTATTCACGCTCCAGTTATCACCGTCAAATCCGTTGTTTTGAACATGCCAGATCCATTCTGGCTGTATCACCCACCACTCGCCGCCGCCCCATGGGTTTTCAGGGTTTAAGGGGTTCTGGATTTTTTCCCCTTCGACCCTCATTTTTTCGCATCCTGATTCTTTTTCCGGATCTGGGTATTCTGCATTCTCAAAGGCTTTTTTGATGTCGTCAATTTTTTCCTGTAGCTCCTTAGCTCTCTTCTCTTTCTTTTCTTTCCTCTTCTTTGCCTGTTCTCTCCTATAAGCCAGGGTAAGCTCCTCTTTTACACCGAGGATTTTCTCAACGGTTTCGGGCTGTGCTGTGAGCCAGCCGTAAAGCTCTCCATCTTCGTCCCAGCCAAACCTCTCGAAGTGTTCTGCTATCTTTCTCCAGGTTTCTCTGGGAACAATTTCACTCAGTCTGTAATATTCCATCCCGGTTTCTGAACACCGTCCTGCGTACTGCAGGTAGATATTTTTCTGAGTAGCTGTTTGAAATGCTTTGGTTCCGAACTGTTTAGTATATTTTTCTCCTATCTTTTTCATAATACTCAACCTCTATAATATACAAGGCACACAACATATATAAAACTTACCATCTTCAGTGAACAAAGTGAACTTCTAAACAACTAAATAAATAAAATGAATTATTTAAATATGTAGTACTTTATATAGTTAATGTTCTAATAATCACATGCTAAAAAAATACAGGAGCCTGTAATGAAAGAACCCCGAGGTGGAAATGTCGAATGCCGAATTATGATACACATAAATTCCTCTGCCTTCTCCCCCTGCCTCTCGTCCTGGTTTTTCTATTTATGGCATACGACGGAGGCTTCGCCGAGATCGTGCCTATAATTTTATTCCTGGTCTGGTGGCTGCTGCACACTTTCGTTATAACTCCAGACATAGATACGCTTTCGATACCCTCTAAGCGACTGGGACCATTAGGATTGATAATAAGGAAACTGTCAACGCACAGGAAAACCTGGCACTCTCCACTATTTTGGGCCGCATATTTTTGCCTGAGTTACAATTATCTCGGCTGGTGGACCCTGGGCGGGGTTTTCCCTGTTTACTGTCATATTTTCGTTGATATAATCGACCACGCCTATAAAGTACAGAAACGAAAAATATTAAAGAAGCTTCGTTTAAACGGCTTATTCTGAGGCTCTCTAAGCCTCTAACTCTTTTTTGTTAAGGCTCTTATACCTTGAAGCCCGAGAAATAGCCAGGAACACGTCGAGATTAAACCGGCTCCTGGTAACGTTTTCCTTACCTTTCTACCTACTCTTTTATATACCAGGAGCCTCGAAAAAAAGATATCTCTTATTAATTAATTAATTATACGAATACGTATTCGTATAAAGTAATAGAGAGATAATAAGAGATATCTTTTTTCAGGCTTCCCGTTATTTAAGTCTTTTCCTTTTTGTCCTAGTTTTCGCTATCGGTAAACTGGTTGGTATTCCTGGACATTTTACCGACTACTCTGTAAACAAGCAGATTTTACCTACTACTTTTAACTTATCCACCTATAAACCTATGTTTAATTTTATAGAGGCTTATCAACCTGTTAAATAAAAAAACAATGCATAACAATTTTTATCGTGGTCATTTTATAGATATATTTTTATCTGTTAACGTTGATACTGTCTTAAATGAGCGTTTTTATCGAGGGTACCGCTTTCCCACTCGGGAAAATTAACGCGAATGGATGGGGCGTGCCGTTCACGGAAGTAGATAACGCTATCGCTACCCTGAAAAGCTCTGTGGTCCGGGTATGCTCTCGTATTGATCCCCACGGCTGCGACGTTATGGGCGACCCTTTTAGCGAAATCGGCCACGTAGTCGACGCATGGCGAGAAGGAGACGACATAAAAGTCAAAGCCGAGATAACCGACTCAATCGCAGCCCAAAAGATCGAGGACTCGACCTGGAAAAACAACTGGAGCGTTTTTGTAGGGTTTAACGATATCGATGCCGGGGGATGGGTCCACGGGATCGCAGTCGAAAGCATTACAATCGTAAATGATCCCGCTTGGCCGACCTCAACCTGGAAAGTAGTATCAGCGTCGGACGGCACCAAAAAGGGTATCAGAATAACGTCTGAATTTTTTATTAGAAAAGCAGCAGCAAAAACAGAAGGTGAAACCACGTCAGAAGAGACAGTCGAGGAGCTTAAAAAGAAACTCGCCGACGCTGAAAAGGAGCTCGCCGAGTTAAAAGCGAAGGCACTCCAAGGCGAAACCGGAGACGGTGGAAACGGTGGAGAAGGTGGAGACGTCGCAGCTCTTGAAAAAGAAGTCGAAGAGCTTAAAGCGTCTAATGCAAAGCTCGAAAAACAGATCGAGGAAGATAAAAAACTTATCGCCTCGCTGCAAGTCGAAAAAGCGAAAATGGTACCTATTTCGGAACTTGAAAACAGGATCGCGGCAGCTCTTGAAAAACACGACAAGGAGATCGCCGCAAAGCTCGAAAGGGATAACGCTTTCGCTGCCTTCGCTGCAGCTCGCGAGAGGTTAGGACTCGAAACAAAGCCAGAAGACTTTAAGAGCCTTTCAGCAGCCGACCTTAACAAGCTCGCCGAAGACCTTGGCGGGATTAAAAAAGCCGCAGCCTCCGGCTCTGGTTTCTCCTATCCCACCAGCAACAACAACCCCACAGGGTTCACGGTTGGGAGATGGGACTCAAAAAAGAAGGAGTGGGTTAACTAATGGCATACTCAGGATTTCAGCCTCCAAATAATCAGATAGTTGTAGCAGGCGACCCCACGGTCCAGGAGCTCAAAATCGAGACCGCTACAAATTGTAAGCCCGGCCGCTTAGTAATGAGAGGAACCAACGACGATGATATAGTCGTATGTGATGGGCTTAAGCCTCCTATCGGTATTCTTGGATATGAACAGGCTCACCCGTCCTTTAAACCAGATACAAGAGCCGGGCTTTATGCAGCCGGAGCTATGGCCCCAGTTCTTAGCGGAGACTTTACGGCAATAAGTCCGGGAGGTCTCGCAGCCGGGACAATAGGGAAAAAGGGCGAGATACTCCTTTCCTGGTCCGATGGGATGGTAATACCCGGCGTAATACTCGGAGGGAAAACAGGAATTAGAATTCCCTTCGGAAAGAGTACCACCGAAAAGAGGACCGGCGTAGTTCTTCCGGCTGGGGTAGTGGTTCGAGACTGTATTATAAAAGTGGATACAGCCGTCGCCAATGCTACAATAGACGTCGGTACATACTCGACAGCAAATGGAGACGCCGACGGTTTCCTCGATGGGGAAAGCTGCTCGGTCGCTGGACTTGTGGAGCATAACAACGTAGACGCTACAGCAGCTAACAACACTTTAGGCGCTCTGCTTGTCGAAACCGACATAAAAAGCGCAGATTCACCCGCGTTATATGCTTCAATTCCTACCGGCTACCTAGTGCCTGATGGTGGTAAAGAGGTAACATATACAACCACGAACCACGACGTCGCAGGTGAGATTTTTCTAATTATCGACAGTCCGGGAGTTATCCAAGTCGGAAAGATCGAGACAACAGCAAACGCATCAAGCGCAGCCGCTGACGTCGTATACAAGTGTCTGATTTAAGGGGGCTAAAAAAACATGACTAACGCAATAGCCGAATTTTCTAAGAAGATCGACGAAAAACTCGTAGACCCTCTGCGCCAGGTCTTGAAAGGCAGAACTCTCGTATATGTGACCCCCCCGCAGGGTTTCGAGATCTCAAACGTAGAATGGGGCAAAATTATCGAAATGTCCGAGGGTATGGTCTCCTATTCCTTCACATCCGGGAATAAGGACCAGATCGACGCGACCCTCACAAATTCCAAAATTCCAGTTTACTGGAAGGAATACGAGATCGACCGCAGGATCTATGAGAGCTGGAACGCTCGCGGTACTGACATTGACGCAGCTAACGCGATCGCTGCAGGCTACGCAGCCGCAAAGGTCGAAGACGCCGCAATCATCGACGGCGTTACAAGGGATGGGACAAACTACGATATACCCGGCCTTTATCAGGGTGCCGGGGTGGACTATAACACAGCTACCAACCTGGAAACTTTCGGAATGGCAACAAAAGCCGTTTCAGGGTGTCTAAACCTCATGGACGATGCAGGCGTCCCGGTGGACCGCATAAAGTGGAACTGGGCCGTTCCTTCGGCTGCTTATCACAAAATAAGGAGCATAAGAAACAAAAATGGAGTAAAAGAGCTGCCCGACGTCCTAGACATGCTTAACGGCGGTGAGCTAGTCTCCGTTGGTACAATCCTCGCGCCTAACCAGTCCGTGCTTGTACCCGATCCCTCAGTCGGAGAGCCTTTTGTCGATTTCTACCTTACAGCAGACTTCCAGACAGACCCCAAAACCCCGGAGTATCAGAAAACCGGAAACATTGGAGGCCGTGTATTCTCTGCCGGTGTCCTGAGAATTAAGCAGGAAGCTGCACTCGGGAAGATTTCAAACCTAACTTACGCAACCGGAGAATAACACAACCTAATAAAAAAGGTGATTTGTTGAAGGTAGAAGTAAAAGTCCTTTTGTTAGAAGTCGAGATTAACGGGGAGGTAAAAAAGTTTAAGAGAGGCGATATAATCGACCTCCCGAAAGCGAAAGTTAGACAGCTCGGGCTATCTGTCGCGAAATATGTACCCCAAGTAGTCGACTACGAAGAGGTAGAGGACGACACCCCAGCCCCCGGAGGTTCTGCGAGGATCGCCGATTCAGGAGCAGGTGCCGAGCCTCCCAAAAAACGCAGGTGATATAATGGTCTTCGCTACCGTGGGAGAGGTCCGGGCTGTAGTTCACACGTCCACCCTCAAAGACGAGGACATCCTGGGAATTATAAACGAGATCTCTAAGGAGATCCTCGTAAGGGCTGGGACTACAGACGAGAGTAACCCTCTGCTAATTTCTGCAGGAAAAAACGCGATTTACGCGGCTGTCCTTCGCAGGATGAAACTCACTGGGGAGCTTGCAGCAAGAGTAAAACACGGCAGTGGAGAGCAACAAAACGACATTAACCAGGAAATCCGGTATTACGAAGACAATTCAAACCGGTACCTGCGAAAATATCTCTATTCAGCTAATACCAGATTATACGGAAGGGTTGGCTTAGGAAGTGTAAACCATAAGATATAAAATCGGCGTTGGTCTTTGAATGAACTCGTTAGATTTTGGGATGGTACACACCTGCAAAATAATACAATCTGTTCAAGACCAGAGGCTTAATTTTGTCTCTGGAAGCAATCCGTTCTATGAAGGACACCCAGTTTCAGGCTCGATTTCTAAAGCCAACGGCACTATAAAAACGGTAGTTGTTGAGTCTGGCAATTGGGTTTCTGGAGATGCAGCCGGATACCTGATTCTATCTTTTGTCTCTGGTCTTTTTCTAGACGGGGAAACTCTCAAAGAAGGCGACACAGAGCATGCGAAAGTCTCAGGCAGTCAGATCCCACATACTAACGGCGTTGGTACTCCTATTACCTCTACAAAACAGACCCCTGTTAAATGTCTATTTTCTGAGGTTCATAGATCAGGGGAAGGAATACAAAACTTTGAGAGTGGTGATTACATCGTAAAAGGTCCACTCATCTTCCTTCCTGGAACTACAAACATAGAAGAGGGCGATTATATTCTTGGTGATGTACCCGGATTTAATAAAACATACAAAGTGTTGAAAGTTACCGCACATTATCGGTTATTTTCCTCGATAATAGACCATATTGAAGCAGAATTGCAGGCGGTAGAAAAACGCAATGGCTGAGATGTTTAAAATCAAAGTCGAGGGCGTTAAAGAGCTCCAGGCAAAATTTGACGGCATAGAAAGAGAGCTTGAAAAAGCACTAGCCGACGCTGTTTCACAGGCGGCTATCGTAGTGGAAAGAGAAGCGAAAGCAAACTCAGAACGCGGCGGTAATTCCTTCCCTCACAGGATAACCGGGAACCTGATGAACTCTATAAAAGAACTTCGGCAAATTTCCCAGCCTGGCAGAGTGGAAAGCCAAATCGGTACCGCTGTGGAATACGGGCCCAGGCTCGAATATGGGTTCATGGATACCGATAGACTAGGGCGAAGGTTCAACCAGCGCCCCCGGCCCTTTCTCCGTCCTGCTCTTGACGAAAACGAGGCAGAGATCCAGGCAGCTTTCGAGAAGTCGATTAATGCAGTAATAAGAAAGTACCGATAAAAAGCAGGATGTTAAAAATGATCGAGGCAGCAGTACGGGACATTTTGTTATCTGATCCTAATATCGTACAATATGCCGGAAATCGGATATTTCCCTTAGAATTGCCCTTAAACTGTAAACTTCCAGCGATATCTTACTTCAAAGTTTCAGACCCATATAAACAGGTTTCAGGTTTCCCCCGCTTTCAAGTGTCATGTTGGGCAGAGGATTACGAGGAATGTTTAAACTTAAAAAAAGTCGTAACGGATGCCTTAGAGGGGTTCTCGGGTACCGTTAACAACGTAACAATAATACGAATTATTCCGATAGATGCCCCTGATTTCTACGATTCAAACGTGGGCGTCTATCACATTCCAATTGATTTTAAAGTGATATACAGGAAGTGAAAAAAATGGTTAACTATCAAACGACAACCCAGAAAGTAAACAGTATCAGATTTGGATCTGCAAAAATAGAAGTAGGCGAAGACGTGGCGAGTCTTGTAAACCTTGGGACAGCTCAAAATATCGAGTTTACCGAAGAGTTTACCCCTATCGTTTTGAAGCCCGATAACGCCCCAGAGATAACAGTCGGGGTCCGTGAACACTACGCAACCGCTAGATTTGATTTGTGGGAAGTAGACCTCAGTAATCTTAATTTGATAAGGGGAGGTATCGACACTTATACACCCATCGCAGGCGATCCGGTTACAGTTACCGACGAGCCCGTAAAACTGACAGGTACCAAAATGGTAAGACTCGCAAACAAGAACGGCGACGGGTCCGAGCCTACTTCTATAGTCGTTAAGGGGTCCGACGGCGGCGAAACGGTCAGAAATACCGATTATGTTTTAGGGGTTGACGCTGCAGGATGGCCCGTTATTGGCAGAGTCGCAACATCCTCAAATATAGCAGATGGGGATACTGTCAAAGTTACCTATACCTACACTCCTAACGCTTCCGCAAAACTCAGCACCGGAGGCAAAAATATAATTAATCCCCGCGTGGTCCGGTTGACTAATACGAACGCAGCCGGTAAAAAATTCCAGATCACAATCTATGCAGCCAAAAACCAGAAAGGGATCGAGCTTAAACTTCCTGGTGATGACTCAGAAGACCCGGTCGCGGTACCAATCGAGCTTAAAGGTATTATCGATCCAACCAGGACCGCAGGCGACCAGCTTTTCGAGATCCTGGACGAGCAGGGGGTTTGAGTATGTCTGACGATCTACTGAAAGATTTCGATATTCTTTCTCCTCCAAAAAGAATTGCCCGGATCGGAGGGGAGGAAATTGATGTCACAATCGTTCCTGCGCGAGCTGCCCTGAAGTTCATCAATTTCTCAAAAAAATACAGTGCTAAATCGCTTGAATCTATGGATCAGGACAGCTTTGACCCTTGTATAATTGATGATATCCTCGAAGTTGTTGAGCTTGTATGCAAGCGGTCAAGCACGAAAATTACCCGCGACTGGCTTCTTGATAATGTAGACATCAAGGTCCTCGTGGAGTTCGTGCAGTATGTCTTTGCAGGCATGAAAAATGTAAGCTCTGAAGAATCCTCCTCAAGAGAAGAAGGAAAAAACTCACCATCTGGGACATAATCTCCCAACTCGGACAGATGTACGCCTGGGCGACTCCGGAGAAGCTTCTCGATGAAATGAGCTTGGAACAAATTATCTTGTTCTATCGGTATGGATGGGAAGCAAGGAAAACGAATGCTCAGGTATATTGGGGT